TTATTGTTTTTTTGAGTTTCCTTCACGCTGTCTCTTACCATACCCATACCCTCTTTTGCTACCTGAGGTGCGACTTGTGCTTGTAACGCTTGTTCTTGTGCCAACTGTGCCTCTTGGGCTAATTGTTCATCTGATTTAATTAAACCATTCATATCTACTCCTAGAGAACTACCTATTCTTTTTATATATTCTCCGATATTTAAAGTACCTAATCCTGATTCTCCAAAAGGTGCTATCTGTTGTATAAATGTATTTAATCTTTGTAAATCTGTACTTCTACCTAATGCTTCAAGACCAGTTACAATTGTAGGTCTTACTTGGTCTTTTGGTAATTTAGGTAATCTACCTGCTTTTTCCATTTGAAACATTAATCTATTAATTAATGGTAATTGTAATTCTTGTGATAATAAAGAATATAAACCACCTAAACTATCGTCTAATTCTTTACTTACAAATTCTATTTCTCTTGCTGTAACTCTTTCGGCGTCTCGTTGGACAGAAGCATTAAGCATAAATGCAAATTGCAATCTGTCTTGTATCATTCTCATTGTTTGAAATGCTATATTAAAGTCAGCACCTTTATTCATTTGTAATGTGCTAACATCTTCTGCATTACCCTCTCTAATAGCACCGTTAGGACTTTCAGATAATGTTTTAAGCCTCGTGCTACCGTTGGGTTTGACGAGAAATAATACTTTACTAGCCGCCGCAGAACCTTCTACTACTGACCTATATAATGCTTCAAGACTACGTAAGTCACCAATATATTCTTCTATAAAACCTCGACCCCAATCTTCTCCACCTATCGAAGTATATCGTAGAGGAATAAAGGGGGATTTATCCATAGGGTAAGTCCCTTGACTGTTAGGTATTTCTTTTCCGAATACCTCTTGGTGGACAACCCACCCTTTACCATCACTCTCATCTTTTCTGACGTAAGTGAAAATGTCAATATTGTTTTCGTAATTAGATTTATTTTCTCCTTCCATCATTTGTTGCACAACAAGTGGTGCTGATGAAGGACTTACTGTATCTTTAGTAATAATTTCTACTACGTTTCCAATAAAATCTCTTTTAATTACATATCTGCTTATGTGATAAACTTTCATTTGTAAATCAGGAGTAACATATAAAAGTACGTTTCCTGCTACAATCAAATGTCTTAATGCTTCATATAAAGCTGTACGAAAATTATTTACTTCCATTTCGTTCATTACAACTCTTTCTATTGAAGACATTGCAGCTTCTACTTCTCCTTTTGCAGCTCCACCACCAATTTCTGCTAAAGTAAATTCATCTATTGCTAATCTAAAAAAGGGAGTGTTTGGTGGTAGCAAAGCTAATAACAATTTACTAGATAAATTATTTGTACCTCTTGCACCTATACCTTGATAAGGAGTGTGGTACTCAGTTGTATTATTATACCCGTCTCTTGGTATTAATGATGGTATAGTAAATTCTGCACTATCTCTTGCTCTATCTAAATAATGCTGACGTAATGTTTCTAGTTGACTATACCTAGTTTTTACCGATATTTTTTCTGCCATTTATTTCCTTATGGTGTTCCACCTAAACCTGTGTTTTGAGATAAGTAAGCCGTGTCTAACGGAATTCTTAATGCTCTTTTTCCTCGTCTTCTTGCAGCAACACTTGTATTATATGTAGCCGTTACTGGTGCTTTAGGTGCTGTCTCTCTTAATTTTGTTGAAGAAGCGTTGACGACAGTAGCGGGAGCTGCGGGAGTTGGAGGTGGTGGTGGCGGTTTAGGTCTTGAAAATACGCACATATCTATTTATCCTCTCCTATTATTTTTTTATCTAAAATATTTTTTTGACTATCTTTATGTTTTAATTTTAAATGTTTTACTACGCTTGACTGACCTGCTTTATACCAAATGACTTTATCATCATCTTGTAAATCAGGACTTTTGTCAGGAAATTGTTTTTCTAAATAGTCTATTAAACTCTTGTCAATATTCATAATATCCAAGAGAGCAACACAACTATTAGAATTTATAGTTAAGGGGGATTTCGTGCAATTTTAGCACATTTTTGGTAGGAATTGTTGTAGTATTGCCACCTTCTTCTATACTTAAAATGCCATTTTTTTCTTCGACATTTAAGTCAGAACAGATTATTGTGTTATCCTCATTTTTTTCTATAAGATAACCTATACTCCAACATATAGCGGGTTGGTACGATTTTATAGTTTCAATGCTTTCCCACGTACAAGAAGATTGAATGTCTTCCCAAAAAGCAATTACTAATTTATACTTAGGTGGTGTCTTTTGTAGCCACGTCAGTATCTTTTTTAGATATTTCCTCATTTAGTTTTTTCTCCATTTCTAAATCTAATTCTTCTATTGTTGTTCTTTTACTAGATTCTCCTATAATTTTAAATGTAGCTTTATCTGAAGGCGGATAACTTCTCGCTTCATCTAAGTCAGGAGTTTTAGCAAAAAATTCATCTGTAATTAATATATCACAATTAATCCAAGTTTTTTTACGCCACCATCTTCTTCCGTCAGGTGTATCTGACATTAGTCGTCTCCTAGTGGTTTAACTCTATCTCTTATTTCTGCACTTATTACAGCGTAACCTGCTGCGTCAACATAATCATCATTATTAAAAGTACCATTTTGTCTACGTGCAATTTTAAATAATTCCATCATATCAGCAACCATATCAGGTCTTATAAATATTTCTTTACCAAAATGATTAGATAAATAAGCTGTCCATAAACTTCCTATATTTGAATGTGTTAAAACTTTATCTCCATTTTGTTTTGCTCTATCGTTAGTAATTAAATCTACCATTTTTTTACCTAGTTCTTCTGCGGTTGCCATAACTTTACTTCCTTTCTTTTATAATTATAATCTGTTGACTTTAATATTCTTGCTACTTGTGCTTGTGTTAAAGCATACTTTTCATCAAGACCTTCTTTTTTATAACAATCTACAATAGTCTTCCATACATTTTTAGTTCCGTGTAATACTCTTGTAGCTTTAACTTCTCCGTATGATGGACAACCTTTATAATTATCAACCATATCGCCAGTTAAACATTGTAAATAAAAATTAAAATCTGCTTCTTTTTTTGATACTTTAAAAAATTCTTTTTTAACTGGGTCATAATGTAATCCTGATATTTGATTTAAGTCTTTATCAGTAGTTACAATTATTTTAGTTCCTTTTATATTTTTACCAGTTGCTAAAATACCTAAAACATCATCAGCTTCTAAAGTAGGTTTTATAATAGTTTTAAAATGTAATGAAATATATTCTTTACAAAATCCAAGAGTTAATGGTTTTCTTTGTTTTGTACGATTAGCTTTATAATCAGGATATATTTTTTTTCTAAAATTTTCTTTATCAGAAAAAGCAACAATTACATTATTACATTGAGTATCTTGTTTTAATAAAGAAAAATATTCATCTATTAATCCTTTACATTCTTTCTCGTCACTATGCAAAGTCCATAACTCGTTATCCCATCTAATAGGTTGTTCAGTTCTAAACGCTATTTGATAGGCGACAATATCGCCATCTACTAATAATGTACTCATTTATTTGCCTCGTAAAATGCTTTTGCAAAACCAAAAGGTGTCATACTTCTCCTTGTTAATCTATCGTATTTACCAAAATATTCAGGGTGTAAATCTTTTGAAGCCATATGGTCATACTTTGGTAAATCACATTTAATAGGTTTCTTTTTTGGAAAATTAAAGTAACCCCACAATTGAGTTCTTTTTTTCCAATTATCCCCAAAATCATATGGATTAAATTCATACACAGGGTTTCCTAAAAAATATTTTAAAAAACCATTAGGATTTTCTAAACACCAAAATTTTAAAGGTGCTGATTTTTGTGTACTAGATTTAATTTTGTATTGACACTCCCAAATAATATTTAAACAAGCAATAACAATCTCCATTCCTTCTGTTAAATCTCTAGGTTTTTTTGCACTCATACGAGCAAAAGAAAACATAGTGCAAGGTGGAGCTGCTAAAATACCATAAACATTTTTTGGTGGTTTATAAGTTCTAACATCATTATCAGGCAAAGTTATTATTCTTACGTCATAATCTTTTTCTGAATAATATTTAGTCCAAGACCCAGTACCGCCACATAGGTCTAATATAATTTTTTTCAATTTCCTTTTCCTTTTGGTTTCCAATTTTTTAAATCAACCTCAATTACATTGTCATATTTTTTAATGTGATAACGAAAATCATTTTTAGGATATGATTCTTTTCTACTTTCATTTATTGGTATTTGCATAAGCAACCTATTATTTCTTTCTATTGTATGTAAAAAACTTGTAAGCAAAGCACCTATTTGTATTGAAGGACTATCTATAAGACTAGAGCCATTCATTACTTCGCCTTGTTGTGGTTTTTCAAAACACGAATACGAAATACAAGGTTCTCCATCTTTATTTACGTAATCAGTCAGTACTATTATTACTTGCATTTAATATTTTTTTCCTTTCAATTTTTAGATACCAAGCGTCAGCTATTCTGTAAAGTTCCGCAGGACTTTTATGACGACCTTTAGTATTGTTACATTGATGACATATAATCCAAATGTTATCAACTTCATATCCTTTATCAGGGTCTAATCGGTCAACTGTTGGCGAGTTGTGTATTTTACCTTGCATAGGTATCATTACATTTTTACAACAGGGACAATGAGATGGAGTTATTTTTAATAACTCGTCAATTGATAATCCACAATCAGCACCGCTTCTAATTCGTTGTTTTCCTAAACAATTACTAGCCCATTTACGCCATAAAAGATTATACTTAGTGCGTTTCTGCCCAGTTTTTTCCAACTTTATATTCTCCTGTAATTGGCACTCGGAGTTGGAAATGTTTTCCTGCTTCTTCGATTGATGTGATTGCAATTTTTCCTACCGTTTCTGCCAACATTTCTCTAGTTTCTATTTGGAATTCATCGTGGATATTTGCCACAACAAATGCGTCGTGTGTTTTAATTGTTTCCCACAATAGAGTTAATGCTTTCTTCATAATTATTGCACCACAACTTTGAATTAAACTATT